AGCCCCGAACTGCTGGCCACCGGCTTTGGTCCCGAAGTCCACGATCTGGACGCTTCGGATCCCAACTTTCAGACCCGCACCGTCATCTGATGAATCCTTGTCATCCGATCGTGCAGCAGGCCCGCCAAGACCTGCTGGATCAGGCCTACATCCTCGACGGTCGGGCCAACCCTGACCAGCCCCACCCCATGCGCGGCCTCTACACCGCGCTCACCCTCACCACCGCCTATGACTGCCTCAGCCAAGCCAACCCCAACGATTGAGGATCTGCTCGCTGAATGGTGGCGTGATTCCTACCCGCACGCAGCACCCATCAACAACCAGACCGCCTTGCTTATGACGCAGTTCGCCTCCTGGCTGCTGGCCGTCAAGTCCCGCGAAATCCAACCCTGATCCACGGCCGGCACCACCGGCCTTTTCTCTGACTGCCCATGTCTATTGGTTCCGTCGACTGGTTGATGCAGCAGTCGCACAACTACCCGCTCCTCACTGCTGAACAGGAGATCATCTACAGCCGCCACATCCAGGAATGGCTGCAGCTGCGGGACAAGGCAAACCCCACAGCACGGGAGCGGGCCATCATCCGCCGTGGCAAGCGGGCCTACGACCGGTTCTTCCTGTCCAACATCCGCATGGTGGTTCACCTGGCCGGACGCTACAAGCGATTCATTGGCACGCTGGGCCTCGATGATCTGATGCAAGAAGGCTTGCTCGGCCTTGAGCGGGCCATCGTCAAATTTGATGCCACCCGTGGCTATAAGTTCTCAACCTATGCCTTCAACTGGATCCGCCAGAGCATCAACCGCAGCATCAGCAGCAAGTCCCGCGCCATCCGCTTGCCAGACCATGCCATTGGCGTGATCAAAAAGGCCTTTGACTACATGACCGAGCATGAGCGGCAACATGGTCGCCGGCCGACGTTGGATCAGATGGCCGAACACTGCAACGTGGCACCCCACACGCTCAAGGCCTACCTGCCGCATGGTGCGCCTGTCATCAGCTTGGATGACCGTGCTCGTGCGGATGGACGGCAGGATGCCTCCACGCTGCTGGAGCTGATCGCCGATGAGATCACCACCAACGAGGTGGATGAGTACGTCTATCTGGCACCGGTGCTGAGCAAGCTGATTGGCGACTTGCCCGATATGGACCGCAAGATTGTGCAGCGGCTCTACATGGACCCAGACGGCCAAGGCAGCACGCTGAAGAAATTGGCGCAGGAGTTTGGCGTGTCACGCCAGGCGATCAGCCAGCGCCATCAGATCACGTTGCGCAAGCTGCGCTTGCAGCTCAATCGCGTAGAGCCGCTTCGCACTCCAGCGCTGCAATGTGCCGCGTAGCGCTGCGCAGGATCAGATCCTGGTGCATCGTCAGCTGGCAGAGGCGCAGGAGTGCATCTTGCGCCTGCTGCAAGTCGTACCCCTGAATGGCACGCCGCTGCCGTTCAAGCATTAGCAAATGCTCCGGCTGTGGCTCTGGCACCATCCATTGCCCCCAATGAGCCATCAGGCCGCCGGGAAACTAGGGTCTGTGTAAGTTGCCGCTGGTGGTTGATCAGCCACGCATTGAGCTGATCCACACCATCCACGGCCCGCTCTGGCGCGTGTGCGGTATGGGCTATTGCACCGAGCACCGGCAGCGGTGGCAGGCAGAAGTGCTGTTTGAGTGCTTGCTGGTGGCCAAGGGCCTCAACGATCAGGCTGCCTCTGGGCCTTGAGCCTGTTCACGGGCCAGCCACTCACGCGCATAGTCCTCGCTGTAGCTCATCAGCGTGACGCCATGGGCCATGGCCATCCACACCTGAACGCCGGTGTCGTCACGGGTCACAGCCCAAAGGTTGGGTGCGACGCGGCGGGAGGTGTTCATGGCTCGGCAATGATTGCCCAGCCGCTGCCGGGACCATCAACGAGCCATCTTGGTCCCCAGTTCTTGCGGGAATAGGCCAAGCCAACGCCACGGTTGCCGGCATAGCGACCTTCGGCCACGAGCATCTCGCCGAACGGGTCGTTGACAATGACCGAGCCGTTTGCCGGGGCATAGCCGATCACGATCAACCAATGCCCGCCACCGGTTGGTGCGGAGCTGGGCCCGTGATGCAAGAACCCGCAGGGCACGGGCACGCCACGATCAATCTGACGCTCTAGGTCTTTCCAGTCGCAGTCCTGCCGAAACTTGGCCTTGATCCCGTAGGCCGCCAGTGCCTTCAATTGTGCGCTGGCATCGGTGGTGTCACCGAAGCGCTGCACCATCTTTAGGTAGGTGTCGTCGGCATTGGCACCGTGCAACGCACCAGGCCGCAGCGTGGCCACGAGCATGGCGCAGCTGCTGCTGAAACACATGCGGTTGGCTTGGCCCGGCACCTCGCTATCGCGCTGGCTGTAGTACGGCACCTTCAACGGATTACCTTTGCCTGCTGGTTGCGCAGGCATCCCGCAGAACAGTTCAATCTCCGCAGCACGGCGACGTTCCAAACCGGGCAGTACGGCCTCGCCAGCGTGGACCCACTTGGGCAACTCTTGCCGGACCACGATGCAGGGATCCTCGCCTGCCAGCAGCCGCTTGCGCAGCGTGCTCTCTTCCAATGCCCCAAGGCCAAGGTTGTAGGCAAAGCTGATTAGCGCGGCCACCTGCTCACGACGCCACTTGGATGCCAGCGGCAGCAGAGCCAACACGCCAGGGCCAAACAGGTGCTCAACGTCATTGGCCAGCAGTTCCTCAGCCATGGCCTGGCTGATCTTGTCGCTCATGCGCACCGGCGCATCCATGTAGCGGGTGGTGCCGTAGCCGATGGTGGGAACCCCTGTGGCGTCTTTGTAGGCTTCCAGCCTGCAGCCCTCAAACTCTTTGATCAGCTTCAGCGCTGATGGAAGCCACGGCGGCGGCAGCAATGGTTTGGCCTCAGGCGCAGCGCGGTACAGCTCTGCAAACTCGGTGAGCTGCTGAGGAGTCAACTGCTGCTCTAGCCAGTTCCAAGCAGCCAGCTGATGCGGCTGTGCCTTGTACCAGCGGGCGGCATCGCCAAGATGAATTGTGGCCACGGCGCTCAGCGGCGACGGCGGCCGGATTTCTGCTGCGAGTCAGCAATGCCCTGCAGGATGGCCAGCACCAGCTGCACCCAGCCATTGGCACGAACGCCTGGCATCAGGCTCAGCACTTCACTGCCGGCCAGCAATGCCACCGCAAGGGCCGTGATCTGTTCGGGACTCATCGGCGGTGGTGGTGTAGCGACTCCTTAGGTTTCCTGCGCTACGGCTTCAGCATCTGCAGCAGGATCCACATTGCTAGGAGCCAGACCGCTGCGAATAGCACCGTCATCACCAGCCACTCGATCACAGCTTGGCCTCCAGCGCTGCAAGCCGTTGCTCAATTTGACTGATACGCGGATATAGCTCCTGTCTGTCTTCCTTGATCTCTTGACGCAACAGGCTGATCTCGCCTGAAATGTGCTCCACGCCGGTGGTGAGTCGCACTACTGCCAGCGAGGCTTCATTATCGCGGCGCATGAACGCACCAACCCCACCAGCCGCAATGCCGATTGAAGCGGCAACAGCCGCCGCCCAAAGCTCAATCACGACCGGCCAGAACCCCTGCTAGAGCTAAGTTGCCCGCCTCTGGCACTTAGTCGGGGACGCTAGGGGACAATCAGAAGTGGGTTTGCCGATGGTGGGAAGGTGGGGTTTGCAAGCGGCGTGCCAGCTACGCCAGCCAAAAACTCCTGCTCGGTCATTTGACCGATCTGGCCAGCCTCCGGCATAGGCACAACCCAACCTTCATCACACACTTGCGGTACGCACCAGGCGGTGGTGAGGCAGGCATCAGGTTGGAGGCTGCCATCGGCAGCACTCAGCCCAATCAGCCCACCATCCTTGAGGCGATCAGGCAGGTTGGCCGCTAAATACGCTTGCACGTTGCTGCGGATCTGCAGCTCTGCAGCAAGGGCGTCGGCCTCAGTGGTGAATAGGAGGTACGGCATCAGATTGTCGGCGCTGCAGCTTTGTAAGGATGGTTGCTAGGCAGGTTTGCAGTGAGGCCCCATTTGTGGGCTAAGTAGCCTTCTGTCTTTTGACGGTTTTCAGTGCTTAATACGGAGGGCACTAGCAAGATTTCGCATATAGTAGAATTGCTATAATCACCGGCATCAGAAGCGCCGACATGATACTGAACAACCGATGTTGTATTATCAGTTGAATTGGCCGTGCCGCCGGCTGTGCCATTGAATCGCGTAGACACAGTTGTGCCGCTACATTCCCAATATGCTATGTTTTGGCCCGTGGCTGTGCCGCTAACAACAGTTCGCCCTGATTCCACATAAATTTCGTAGTTTCCGGGGCTGGCATATTTCGAGATTAGCGCACTTTGTGCATGCCGTATGAACATAAACAAATAGCTGGAAGAAGTAGATGGCGTGCCGATAACAAAACATGAGTAATTTGCCAGCGTAAATGTGCCAACACGCGAAAGCCTGTCATCAACGCCGTCAAAGGTAATGGCGTTTTTGCCATTTACAGAAGCGATAGAGTATGTCGGCTGACTTGTCGCTGTAGATTGTGTCGCGTTTCTACTGTTGCCGCTTTTGTCATTCCACTGGCTGACAGTCGAGCCATTAAGCGTAATTGTCGCTGCATCAGCAGCATCTAGCCACAATGATGTTGTAATGGCAGTAGGTGTCCACAACGTACTAGCAGCAATTTCTGCCGCATTGCCCCCAGTGGCGCTGTTGCGTGTTACGCGCAGTCTTGGCATCAGACCAGCTCGGTCAGTTCCAGCGTGCCGCTGGTAGACGCATCGCGGATCACAGCAATGTTGGCGCCCAACGGCACCGCCAGATCCAACCGCTCACCGCTCGCGATGAAGTGGCTGTTGGTGGTGGCCGTCTGCGAGGTAGTACCAATGCTGTAGCGAATATCCGCCGTCACCGCTCGCATCGTGATCCGCTTGCAGGTAGACGTGAGCGCGGTGTTGGCGCTGCTGGCGCCTGCGGTCAGCTTACGTGCCACACCAGCCTGACCCAGCGGTTCAATCGGCAGTGCCGTGGTGGCGGTGACGCTCTGCTCCACACCGTTGGCATCATTGAACGCCAACCGGACTGACGCATCACCAGCTCCGGGAAAGACTGCCATCGACGAGATACTTGCTATCCCAAGGTTTCCGCGCTCAGCCGACGATCGTCTCAGGATCGGTCTGGATGTCTACGCGCATCTGGCTGCGCGGACCCACGCCACGCGGCACGGTGATGGTGACGGCATTGCTGCCGGGATAGGCCCAGATCAACCGGCCCGCCACGGTCTGCAGGCTGGCGTCACCGTCCCAGTCCACCAGATACACCGTCCAGCGGCTGAAGGCATGTTCCTTGCGGTATTGCCGCACCGGCACCAGCTCGGGCTCGCGCAGGATCACGCATTCCAGCCCCGTCACCGTTGTCCCCGCCGGCAGGCTCTCCCCCGCAGCCCGCACCGCAATCGCTGGTGTGGTCACCCCATTGGCCAGCGTGTAGGTGCCCAGCACATCCACCAGCGTGGTTTCCAGTGCCGTCCGCAGGCTGAGAACGTTCATAGGGCTAGATTTCCGGCCACCAACAGCAAACCGGCTTCTAGCCAGCCTGCCAATGGTCTGGCGGGGATCTGCACCTCATAGGTGGCAAGTGGGCGATCAAGGTCCCGCAGCAGCACCGGCCCACTGATCTGGCCATGCACGGCCACCAAGCCGCCACGGCAGTTCTTGCCCTCCCAGCTGGGGCACAGCACCCAAATGCGCTGGTCATCAGAGTGCAGCGCTCTGACGCTTGGCGGTGCAGCGCTCTCGTTGGCGCTGGCCAGGATCTGCTGCCAGGCGGTCAGCAGGATTGACGGCAGCTTGTCTTCATGCCGCAGCGCTAGTGCGGTAGCGGCCACCTCAGCGCTGAGCTGGGCGGTTGGTTGTTCCTTCTCGCGGAACAAGGCGAAGTCGCCCGGGGCGAAGGGCTTGCCTTTCTTGGGGTCGCGGTTGATGTTGGCCGTCAGTGCTGCAAGGCTGGCCACCGGCAGCTCAGCCAATGCCATCTCCTCGCGCTTCAGTTTCTGCAGCGCCTTCCACGCTCCGAGCACCGTCACCCGCAGCTCAGTGCCGTAGGTGGTGCGGTCAAATTGACCGGGGAACCCTCGGGCTAGTTCCCAGAAGAGTGCCGCCCAGTCCGTTTGTTGCCGGTCGGCTTGACCGGCTGCGGCTTTCCCAGTTCTTCCTCAGTTGGTGGTGTGCTGGGCAGATCCTCGGCGGCCTGCTCATCCTGCGCCAACGCCCACAAACCATCGAACAGCGGTTTGTCCATCTTGCGCGTGTCCTCTAGCGTCCAGGCCGGCAGGTTGCAGCGGCTACGCACCAGAGCGGTCACAGTGGCCTCCAGGTTGGCTTGGCCGGCCTTGGCATAGACGCGGGCCACCTCGGCAATGCGCTCGGCATGGCGCACGCGAATCGCATCCGCATCTGGTTCCAGCGCCCTCCCAGCAATCGCGTTCTCAATCAGCTGGAACGCTTCGGTCAGGCTGATCTCTTCCTCTTTGGCAATGGCATCCGCGATCTGCGCACCACGCACAAAGGCGCTCTGCTCTTGGGCCAGAAGCTCACTGATGGTGGCACTCTCCCCCACCGTCAAGCCACCACGCACTTCCACTTCCAGAACACCAACCTGATCGTTGCCGATCTGGCGCACACTGCGCGGTGCTGGTGGGGTGATAAAGGGCAGCATCAGGACTTAGCGATCGTTTGCACCAGTCTGGCGTCAGCTTGACGTCGCAGGAAGCCATAGCGGTTGGCCTGCGTCTGCAACTGCGCTCGCTGCAGCAGGGCTTCAACGTTAGGGGTGGGTGTGGTCATAGCGACGCCGAGTAGCTGATTTTACCAGTATCAATGGCAATGCTCAGATAAATGATGAAGTCGCCTGGGATACAGGCTGCTTGGTTGGAGTAAACGCTAGTGCTTGTGTGCTTTGCATATTTATCCCATTTTCTTCTGGCTGTGTCATTTGTCCACGAGTAGCCATTTTGCACCATTTCGCCTCCGAGAAATCCCTCAACGCTGATTATTACTGAGTCACCTTTTATGTTGTACCAGTTGCCGTTCAAGCTGAGTACTGCAATTTTGGAGCTTGGATAAAGCTCTTTGTAGGCAGGTCGGTCAAAGAGTACGGCTTCCACTCCTGTGCCCGTGTTATCACCACCCCAGACAACGGGATAGCTGTTACCGCTTGTGGGGATGGTGTTATCTTTGCACCAGCCAACAGGGCCAAGAAACTGCTCTGTGACAGGATCTCGCAAAAAGGTGCGGGTATCTAGGTCTTGACCCGTAGTAAAGCCATATTCAATAACATAATAATCTGCGTTGATTGCAACGCGAAACGCCGCAGGCTCATCCTTGCGAGCTGTTGTCTGCAGCGGCAGCCCAAACAGCGGCTTGCCATCAGGGCCAATGCCCTGCAAGGCGCGGTTGGCATCACGCTGGCGCTTGCCATCAACCTCAGCCTTGCTGCGGGCATCCGCTTCTAGCTTGGCCTGGCGGTTAGCATTGGTCTGTTGCTTAGCTTGATCGCTGAGCCCAGCCTTACCAACGGTGACGTTGATGTAGGTGCTCATCAATCATCCTGGCGCAAGCTCAGGCGATATGTCTGCGTTTGACCGGCGGACAGCGTGATGTTGGGATCTTCCGCAATCAAGCTATGGATGTAGGTCTCGCCGTCCACGTAAAGCACAATGCGGTCGTAGCTGTAGCCCGCTCCGCTGGCGGTAAACGCTGCGTCAATGTCCGGCAGCTTGTAGGTGCCGGTGGTGGCGTCATAGGCGCCCGTGGCAATCGTGGTGGAATAGCGCACGTAGCCGTTGCCGGACTTCTCCACGCTCTGCCAGTTGGCCACGGTCGATTCTGATCCGTATCCAGTTGCTCCAACGCTGCACAGCATGACCTTGAGCGTCTTGCCCTCAAACACCAGCCCCGACTGGCGCTTCAGTTCCTTCTGGCTGATCGTGGTAGTGGTTGCCATATCAAGCCACCGTGAAGGTCACGATGCCGGAGGCATTCCAGATCACCTTGAAGTCAGTGCCATCACCAGCACTCTGGTTGCCGCCAAAGTCGATCAGTGCCACAGGCGGATCGTTGGCGTCGGTGTCGTTGTAGAGAATGGCCTTTGCAGCGGGGCCAATGGTTCCGCCTGAGGCCGTCCAGGTGACATCGGCAGCATCAAACGCGGCATCGTTGCCGGTCTGCGTCACGGTCACGCCCGTCAGGGCCGCACCGCCAGCGGTGTAGCCGTTGCCGGTGCTCAGCTCGGTCTTAGTGATGCCGGCCAGCGTCGTGTCTGATGCCGTGAAGGTGGCAGCCGAGCAGAGCATCAGCTTGTAGGTGTCGCTGGTGCTGAACGATCCGTCCACCAGTTTCTTGGCGGAATGGTCGTACAGGCTGATCGTGACCGCCACGGGTGCTACAAGACTGTGAGGCTAGGTTGCCTCGGGTTAAAGGTTGGGGAACGGTGCAGTAGGAGCTGTGAAAGAAGCTGTATACCTGGCAGCTCCTTTCGTAATGCGAAACTCGTCAATGTACCCAGTGAAATACTGCTGATTGCCGTCTGTGTTGCGGCCAATAGACATTGTGCCAGTCCCGGATATATTCGTTGAAACTGTTGCTGTTGATAGTTGGCTTCCATTCATGAACAAATAGGCTGCGGTCCCGCTGCGCGTGATTGCCAAGTGGTTCCACGTGCCGGTAGAAGGTGCTGTCCAGTTATTGCTTATAGACGTGGAAAAGGCCGAGCCATTTCCAAATGAGCAAGATACTGATGTCGATGTTGCTTGCGCGATCCACGCAAAGTTTGAGCTGCTCCAGACCCCGCAAAAAGTTTGCGCCGTGCCTGAGAACGCCACAGAAGCGTTGAACCAGAACTCAATGCAGAAGTCGCCGGTGCCAAATAGATAAGCAGACGACGTGCTCTCTAGGTAGTCACCTGTGCCATCAAAATATCCACTCGCGCCGCTAAACTTGCTCTGAGCAGTGCTGATCTGCGTATTTCCGTTTGCGGTTACTGTTTTCTGCGTGCCGCTGCTATCGGTAAACGTCATGCTGCCGTTGTTGCCGTCCATGTGCAGTAGCAGGCTGACGCTATCAAAATTGGCGTCGCCGATCCACGCATTCTGCCGTTGGTACAGAATCTGTTCATTCAAAGTCCAAGTGCCTACAGCGGCACCACGCCGCGAGGTGCGTGCAGACCCGAGTAACCCTCCATTGCAGCCAATCATCAGCTGATCTCCTCGTAGCCGATCACCAGCTCCAGATCACTCACCGCAGATGCCTTGGCCCGCAAGCTGTCGCCCTCTTCCAGATAGATGTAGCCCTCGCGGGTCACTAGCAGCTGCGTTGCATCGGCCGGCACTGCGATGGTCTTGGCTAGGTAGTAGTCCGTGGTGCCGTTGTAGATGGTGAGGTCAATATCAGCCGCATTCAAACCGTCCACATTGGCGCAGTAGACGCTGTTGATTTTCAGCACCTTGCCCGAGGCTGCGCTATTGCTCAGCGCCGCAGCAAGGCTGGCCGTCACGGCATAGCGTGCTGTCTTGCCCGTGATCGTTGTCGGCTGTTTGAGATTCGGGGCCGCCATACCGCACCTGCGCTATTCCAAGGTTGCCGGCCATCAATCCCCCCACCAGTCCACCCGCCAATCGCGCAGCAGCGTCCAGAACTGCGTGGCCAAGTTGGTGTAGTAGTCGTCGCCGGCCTGCAGATCCGGTGTGGCACCGGCCACGGTGATGTCGGCCACGGGCACCAGCACCACCGTGAGGCTGGCACTGACGGACGGTGCAGCACCAGCCACGGCCACATCGGCAGCAGGCACCTGAACCACCGTCGCTGTAGAGACCGCAGGAGCCGCGCCTGCAACCGCCACATCGGCTGCTGGTGAGCGTAAGGCCACGCCAATGCTCACAGCAGGCGCCACACCGGCCACGTTCACATCGGCAGCGGGCACCTCGACCTTGAGGATTCGCGTCACAGCCAGCGCCGTGCGCGTGGTCACTGCCACTTGGGTGAGCAGGCTCAGCGCATAGGGCAGGCTCGTTACCTCCAACTTGGTGCTGGTCTTAGCGACAGCCACCACGGTCTCGTTCCAGGTCGGCACCGTGCTGGTCACGGTCATCTCGCCATCCACCACTGCTGGTGCGGTCGGCAGCGTGGTGATGCCCGGCGCCACCGGGAACCAGAAGGTTCCCGTACCACCTACTGCCCCCCAGAACAAGGCATCCGTGCTGGCCAGAATGCCGCTGGCATCCATCTGCCAGCTGGTGCCGTTGGTGCGGTACAGCGCCGACAACCCGTTGGCCTGCACCACAAACGGTGCAAACGGCGCCGCTGGCATCAGCGGTGCGGCCATCTGCACGTTCATCCCACTGCGGTTGCCCAGCAGCAGCCTGTTCTGGCTGCGCCCGTAACGCCGTGCCTTGGCCGGTGCATCGCTGGCCTCTGAGCTGTAGGTGTAGTTCGGTGCCGTGCCTGCCCGCGTGAACACATCATCGGGAGCTTTCGGCATGGTGAACTCAATCCGCCGCTGCGCCGTGGCACTTCCCAGCGCCAGCTCCAGGCTCTCTTTGCTTTCCGTCTTGTAGCCGTTGCTGGGGTCACCCCCGTTGGCATTGGCCGCATTGATGGTGCTAGAGCCGTCTGGTGCGATCTGGCCCTCAGTGCGCCGCTGCGTGCTCACCTCCGTGTCTAGCAGGAACAAGCCCTTGTTGCCCAAGCCGCCGCTGGTGGGGAACAGTGTCGTCAGCAGCTGGTTCACCTGGCTGGAGGTGGTCAGGTCTTGCACGCCGGCAGCCACCGCCTGTTGGCCAGGGATCGTTCTCGTCCAGCTGCCGTAGGTCTCCGTTACCACTCGCTGGAACTCACCCACCGTGGTGGTGCGCCTGATCTGGTAGTCAATGCTGCGGTCGGTTGTCGTGCTGAGCTGCACGTAGTCGCTGTTCGGGGTAAACACCCACTGCTGGATGCCCAGATCACCCGCCAGGTGTGCCTGTGAACCACGCGTGTCCTTGATGTAGAGCGTCTCGTTGCCCCAGTCGTCGTAATAGAAGAATTCGCTGGTGTCGGTGGTGATCTCCTGGTTGAAATAGGACATGCCATTTTTCAGGTAGTCCGTCACCAAGCTGCCAACCAGCCGCACCGAACCGGTGGTAGCAATTGAACGGCGCGACAGCGGCACCTTCACCACCTCGCCGCTGGGCTTGACGATCTGCTGGTAGGTCGTTGACACCAGATCCGTGTCCAGCACGCTGTATTGCTTGAACTGCTGCGTGCCGGCAGTGTCCGTGTAGGGGATGGTGACGGTGTGCTCTTTGCTAGCCGTTACTGTGTCCCAGTCCGCCGCGTTGGGATCCTCAATGCCGGCGTTTAGCTTCAGCGAGCTGTAGCTGACCACCACGGCTTCGCCTGGCAGCTGGCCGACGCCGATGCTGCCAAGGTCAATCAGCTTGGTGCTGTCAATGACGGGGCCGGTGCCGCCTTTTTGGTCCAAGCTGAACACCTGCAGCACCTCGCTGGTGTTCAAGTAACCGCAGTAGCTCTCTGAGACCAGCAGATCGCTCAGCACCGACACGTAGCCAGCGCCGAGATCAAACTTCTCAATGCTGAACTTGTTAGTCAGCGGGTTGCTGCTAGCGGTGATGCCTAGCTCGGTCAGGCATTTGTTCATCACCGACTTGGCCCGGATCGGGATGGTGATGATCTGCGCGTCGGCTTCGGTGAGGCCAGCGTTGTCTTCGTCGTCGTAGGCCGTCCAATCCACCGGCTCCTGCAGATCCTGCAGGTACGTGAGCTTGCAACCCAGCTCCACCTTGGTGGTGCGGCGGAACGGATCTGCAAAGCTGCTGAGCACCCGCAGCTTGCGTGGCACCTGGCGGGTCACGCCGTCCTGCGTGTAGCTGAAGGTCACAGCGGTGCCGATCGATGGGGTGACGATGCCGCTCAGCTCGCAGCTGCCTTTGGTCTTGATCAGCCCGGTGCCTTGCACATAGTCATCGCTAACTGAGGCACTGATCAGGGTGCCGAGGCTGCAGGTGACCGTGGCGCGGATGTCGATGGCCATCAGATGATCTGCAGCGCCGTCAGGGAGACGGTGTAGCGGGTGCTCTTGGCACCACCGCTGATGATCACCTCAGCGGTTGCCGTTGGGGCTGAGATCGGGAACCAGCTGCTGCTGGCCGGCACTGCCGCGATGGTCTCGTCGTACCACGAGAGCACGTCGTCATAGGTGCCGGTGGTGATGTACCCCTCGATCTGCCGCACCTTGTGCGCGGTCAGCGCTCCGGTCACGTAGCTCACGCCCGTCGCGGTCAATGCCACGCTGGGGCCGTCCTGGCGGGTCAGCATCGGCTTGGTCAACGTGACCACCGGCGAGGTGCCCGAGGCTCGCGTCAGGGTGATGGTGCCAAGGCTCGGCACTGTGGCCTCGGTGCCCTGCCGTGACTTCTCCTGCTCCCGCAGCAGTACCGCCAGTGCCTGCGCGGCATCCACCAACGTGGCACTAGCACTGACATAGGCACCGGCCTGCTCACCGCTAGGCGGCTCAATGAACCAACAGGCCAAGCTGCTGACGCTCAGGCCATTAGAGCTGGTGATGCTCAGGCTGACGGTGGTGCCAACGCTGGCGCTGCTGAGCGTGTCGGCATCGGTGATGCGTGTGTCCCGCCACGTGTTGTACTCGCTGATCAGCGCTTGCCATTGGCTGCTGGTCAGCAGGCCATTGATGCGGAACGTGCGTGCGGTCAGACCGGTGCGGGCATCCCCTTCGTAGCCAAACGGCTGTGCGGTGAGGGCGTTGGTGCTGAAGCTGCCGATGGTGATGGTCATGATCAGAAAACGGCGTTGACGGGGCCGAGCACATCACCGCTGGCGGTGCCGCCGGGGACGTTGACGTTGACCTGCCACTGCTTCTGCACCAGAGCGGCAACTTGATCACGCAAGCTGCCGTTGACCTGAGCTAGCTCCTTGTTGATCTGCTGCAAGTTTTGCTGTGCGGTATTGACACCATTGATGGCATCACGCTCAGCGTTGACATCGCTGATGAACTGCTGAATGGTCTGCAGGCTGTCAGTGCTGGCAAACAAGCCAGTGCGAGCGTTTTCAAAGATGCCTCGTACGTTCTCAAACAACGGCCGGCCTAGGCCCACGCCTTGAGCATTCAGCAGCTTCTGTCCGGACTGGATGGCAGCCTGCAGGTCAGGGCCAAGGCGCAGGATTGCGGCCCGTACACGCTGGAACTGCTCTTCAGGCGACAGGAACCGATTCAGGCCTTGTGGATTAGCCTGCACGCTGCTCAGCCTGGATTGCGCCTCACTGAGCTGTCGGGTGGCATCAGTGAAGCGCTGGGCAGCTTCCTTGGCTGCTTGCTTGAGCGCATCGCTGCCGGCCACCAGCGCAGCCTGCACGGCATTCCCGGCCGCTTCAAGCTTGGCTGAAGCTTCAATCACCGCTGGTGCATCACGGTTGAACCCTGCGCCACTCAGTTTCTGGTCGTAGTCGGCAATAGCCTTTTTCTCTGCGCGTCGCAACTGGTCAATCTTCAGCTGCTCTTGTGTTGCGGCTAGAGCAAGGCCCTGCAAGCCTTGGATGGCGCGAGCATCGGCAAGTGCTTGCCGTGATGGTGCCAAGACCCTGGTTTCTGCGTCTTGCCGAGCCTTAGCAATTTCTAGGAGCCTAGAAGCTTCTGCCTGCTGTCGCTGAAGTTCGCCGGTGGTGTCTTTATTGCTTTCGCGGAACTTGGTAGCGCGATCAAAGAGCGAAGCGAGCACCTTGTCAAACTGTTCACCGCTTAGCGTCAGTTGCCCAAATGCATTAGCCTTTCCACCGACGCCTGCCACAGCATCAGTGAACAACGCCCGAGCTTGCTGATCGGTCAGGTTGAACTGGCCCTGGAGTGCCTTTAGGGCACCTACCGCCCTAGCCCCCTGCTCAGGGATGATGCCTAGCGCATTAGTGATGAAGCCGCCGCCAAGTCCAAGCTTGTTGGCTTCAGCGATAACTCCAACACCGCCAAGCACTTCAGTAAGACCTTTGACTGTAGTAGTGACTGTTGGTAGCAGGTTGGTGCCAAAGCTGGTCTGCAAGGCATCCCATGCATTGCTGAGCTTTTGGAAGTTCTGAGCGGCTGTAGGAGCGCCTTCTGCTGCGCTGGTCAGCTGGTTCAGTCCTTTAGTGAGAGCAGGAAAGAACTCACGAGCGCTGAGCTTTCCTGTCTCCACCAGCTTGATCAGTTCCTGTTGTGTAATGCCAAGCCCTTTTGCAGTGGCAGCAAAAGCAATGGGCAAACGTTCGCCAAGTTGCCCACGCAGTTCTTCCATCTGCACGTTGCCTTTGGATGCAACCTGCTGCAGTGCCAAGAGGCTGCCGTTGATCTCATCGTTGCTTAAGCCAAGCTGCTGACCAGCCCGCGCCACAGCTGCAAACAGACCACGCTGCACTTGCAACGGCACATTTGCTGCGGTGGCAGCTGCTGTGAAACTGGCAAAGCCACCAGCCAACGTTTTAAAGCTCAGCCCTAGCTGATCAGACAACCCTCTGGTAAACGCAATGGCTCCTCCTGCTCCTTGAGCGCCAAGCGTATTGCTGAGCTTCTTTGTAATTGATTCCAGCTCAACGGCGGCATCAATGGAACCCTTCAGAAACCCAGTTGCTGCTGCACCAATGCCTAAACCAGCCAAGCCAGTTGCAACCCCAGCAAATGCCCCGCCGGCGCCTGAACCTTGTGCTTTGTTTAGTGCTTTTTGAGTTTGTTCAATTTCAGCACGAAGCTCACGGAATCGCTTGGTGCCAATCTGAACATTTTGCAGTTCACCCTGAAGGGTTGCCAGCTTAATATTCAGCCCGGTCAGGCTTCCTCCATTCCCTGCAAGTCCTTTGACAATTGAACTGCCAGCACTTTCTGCAAGCTGGCGTGCCCGGGCCAATCCAGCCTTTAACGGTGCCTCGTCTACGCCAATCGACAGCAGAACACTGCCAAGGTCTCCCACGCCAACCCACCATCTTTCTCAAGGTTGCCGCCAGAGCAACCTAGGCCATGACAAGCGCACTCGCCGGCCTCGCTAATGCCACGGCAGTCTTCAACCTGCCAACCGTAGGCACCTTCACCGACCCTGATACCGGCAACATCACACCGGCCACTGAAACGGTCAGCGTAACGTTGTACCTGCGCCAAGGCAGCAGCAACGGCTCTGGCCTGCCTGGCATTGATGCCGACGTTGAAACCTTTGAGGGCTATGCCGTCAGCCCGCAGGCCCTCGATGCTCGCATCAAGCCTGGCATCACCGGCACGCTCAACTTTGCCAGCCAAGGCAGCGTGGCCTGCGAGGTGATCAACAGCAGGTATCCCTACGGCAGCACCGGCACCATCGGCAGCACGCTGCAGCAGGTGCTCGGGGACAAGATTCGCCTAGTCCGCTACGTGCAGAGCTGATGGCCGTTCAAGTCAAAGCCACGTACAAGCTGACCGGGTGGAACAGCACCCAGCTCAAGCTGCGCGTCCCTGCGATCCTCACTGCCTATGGCAGCGTGATGGACAAACAGCTGAAAGAAGAAATTCAGACGGTGCAGTTCGGATGGCCACGCCCCACCAAGCGCCGCAACAACAGCACCGTCTCCAGTCCGCGTGACATCGTGGACTTGGGCGGGTTCCTGCGCTCGCAGCGCCGTGATCGCCCCAGCGCCACGCAGCTGCGCTTCACGTGGGATGCCAAGTCGGACAAAGGATTTCCCTATGCGCCGCTGATCTTGACCGGCTACACCACCAGCCGTGGCACCGTTGTGCCCGGCCGCAACTGGATTCAGCCTGCCCTAGAAGCTGTGCCGCTGGATCAGTTCTTTGCCCGTGAATGGCGCCGCCTCGCTAGCAACCGCCTCTAGAC